GCGCGACAGGATTCACCTTGCGATGGCGATGTGCAGTAATTTCAACGGACATCCGCCGGAATACAAAGAATTTGCCGGATTGTTTGTGAAGGACATTTCCGAAATCAGGAAGATCGGCAACAACCTAAAGGGCGGACTTGACCCTACAATAGAGCTTGACTGCCCTGAATGTGAGAGTTCATATAATGTAATGCTTCATGAAATCCCAGATTTTTTTACTCCCTTGACGACAACGGACAATATTGGCCAGTAGACGAACGAATATTTTTCCTTGCGAAAGGGTTAGGTTTCGGGTATCAGGAAGTTCTGAACATGCCCGTGAAGATTCTGCGCTGGTATGTTCAGCGTCTCTTGAAGCAGATTGATGAAGAAAACAAGCAGTACGAAGCAACGAAAGCAAAGGCTAAAAGGAGGTGAGTATTGTGGATAATGCTATAGGTTTAGGAATAATATTGTCTCTTCGGGACAGGGCATCAGCGGGGCTTGACGCAGTGAGGAATAAATTAACCGCTCTCCGTGATGTCTCGGATAAAATGATGAAGAGATTTGACGAGGGCGCAAAGCAAATGGTAGCAGGTTTTGCGTCAATGGCAGTCGGCGCGAAAGTAATCGGAGTCATGAATAACATGTTCGGCTCATCGGTGAATACAGCGGCTGACTTTGAGCAGGCAATGGCACGAGTTGGAGCTGTATCGGGGGCTGTCGGAAAAGATTTCGAGGCTTTGACGAAACAGGCGCGAGATTTGGGGCGTGATACTCAGTATTCAGCGACTCAGGTAGCAAACTCACAGGAGCTTTTAGCCCGCGCAGGATTCCAGACCAACGAAATTATTTCCGCAATGCCCGGCCTCCTTAACATGACCGCCGCTGAGGGTATGGACTTGGCCACAGGCGCGGATATTGCAGCTAGTGCTTTGCGCGGTTTCGGCATGAGCGCGGATGAGATGAACAGAGTTGCCGATGTCTTAGCAAAAACTAGTTCAGCAAGTAACACAAGCATTTCACTTTTGGGAGAAAGTTTGAAGTATGTCGCTAAACCTGCGGCGGCTTTGGGATTCACGATTGAGCAGACAAACGCAATGCTCGGAGCTATGGCTAATTCAGGCATTAAGGGTTCACAGGCTGGAACAGCATTACGCGCTGCATTTCTGAGACTGTCGAAAGAACCTAAAGCTGTTGCCAATGCACTCGCTGAATTAGGAGTCTCAAGCAAGACTACAGAGGGAAATTTACGCCCACTTCCTGAACTAATGCTTGATTTATCCAAGAAGCTGGCCGGAATGGGTACGGGCGATAAGATGAAATACCTTGCCAATATTTTCGGCTCTGAGGCTGCTACAGGTATGCTTGCGGTAATGGAAGCGGCAATGGATACAAGTGATAAGGGATTGGCGGCGTTAGAACGTGCGCTTTACGGTTGTTCAGGGGCTGCAAAACAGATGGCAGACCGAATGAACGCAACAGCGCAGGGAGCAATGAAACGCCTTGAAAGCGCGAGCGAAGGAATGAGAATCGCAATCGGCAATCATCTTCTCCCTGTCTATACAAAAGCCATTGACCTTATGGCGCAGTTCAAGAGCTGGCTGACTCAGTTAATCGAGGAACACCCAATAATCTCAAAAGCTGTCATAGGTTTTACGGCCGCGATTCTTGGACTGTCGGGGACTGCATTAATTCTTGTCGGTGCGATGGCTTCAGTCGATGGCATGATAAAGATGTGGCCTCTGCTGAGGAAGATGGCTGTCTATGCCCTGACAAGCATTAAGGCACAGGCGCGTATGGCTCTGACTTCATTGTCCGGCTTGAGCGTTCCTGTTATCGGAATGATTGCCCTTGCCGGAGCGTTATATTATGCGTGGCGTAAAAATCTGTGGGGCATTCGTGATATGGTTACGGCTGTAACAGAGGGCTTCCGAATGGCATGGAGCGCAAGCACTGACGGTATAGCCGAAATTGATGACGCGCTCGCAAAGAAGCTCAAAGCCGCCGGGATTCTGGATTACGCCATCATAGTAGGGCAGGTGTTCTTCAGAATCAGAAAGTTCATCAGTGGATTCATTGAAGGTCTCAAAGATACATATAATTTTGTCGTTGGAATATTTGACTGGCTGAAGGGGATATTTTCTCCTGTGATTGAAAGCGGTCAGGAACTCCTGAAATTTCTCGGTATTCTCAAGCCTGTAGCTAAGACTCAGACAGATACGTGGCGAGCATGGGGGCAGCTTCTCGGAAGATTTGCACCGGCTGTTATCGGTGTGATTACGGCGTTCAAGGGTATGCGAATCATCAAGGGCATATTCTGGGACTTAGGCAAGGCCATTCTAGGAATGTTCAGCCTGATTACAGCTCATCCGATTATTGCGCTTATCACAATAATTGCTGGATTGGCTGTGTATGCCTATAACCATTGGGACGAAATCACCGCTTATGTTTCAGAGAAATGGCAGAAAATCACGGGGCTGTGTGCGAAGGCCGCTGACTGGGTAAAACGTAAATGGCAAGCCCTCAAAAACTGGTGGAACTCGTGGACGCTCAAAGATATTTTTGCTCCCCTTATAGATTGTGCGGTCAGCGTGTGGAACTTCGTCAAACGAAAATGGAATGACTTTCTTGAATGGTGGGACGGCTTAGGTCTTAGCTGTATTTTTGCACCCGTGAAAGATTTTGCTTTAGACGCATGGAATTACGTTAAAGGAAAATGGACAGAGTTTTGCGCGTGGTGGGATGGCCTTAGTCTTTGGGATTTATTCACACCAATAAAAGAATTTGCGGGGCTTGCAAAAGATTACGCTGTTCAGAAGTGGGAAGAGCTTTGTACGTGGTGGAACTCTTTATCGCTGTCGGATTTCTTTGCGCCTGTGAAAGATTTTGCCGTTGGCGCATATGATTATGTCAGAGGAAAATGGCAGGAGTTCAAAGATTGGTGGAACTCATGGAAACTGACAGATATATTTCCCGACAGTTTTTCGTTGCCGTTTTCATGGGACGACATAAAGCCGGAAGATATGTCAGCTATATGGGATGGTGTTTTATCAGGCTGGGAGAATGCGAAAAGTGCAATTATATCGGGCTGGCAGAGTCTTACAGGGATATTGACGACAGAAAATCTTGCTATCGCGTGGGAGGTTGTCTCAAATGGTTTTGGTACAGCAAAAGATTTAGTGATTTCCGGCTGGGAGAGTCTCAAAGGAATATTCAGCAATATAGATTTCGGTGGAATATGGGACTCTTTGGCATCAGGGTTCGCAACAGTGTGCGACTCAATCAAAGGCGCATGGGAAGGTGTTACGGGCTTCATTAAAGACGCATGGGACACAGCTTCGGATTATGTTTCTGGAGCGTGGAAATGGACAAAAGGGTTATTCGGATTTGACACTGACGCAGAAGATTTACAGAAACAAGTTCAGGATATTAATACCTTGAACAAGATGAGCGAGACATTCGCGCAGAGAGTCGCTGAAATGACTCAGGCATGGCAGCCGTTCAAACTTTCATTAGGCGAGGGCTTCACGCAGATATATACGACAATGCAGGGAGTAGCTGACAGGATTCGTGGAACAGTAATTCCTGCGGTGAATGAACTGGCCAGCGCATTAAGCAGAGTCGCAAGTGAAATTTCAGCAGTCGCTCAGGCAAGTAATCTTAGTGTCAGTATGAAGGCTCTGAATCCGGGTACAGTCGGTAATGTCTCAATGCAGTATCAGCAGACGGTTGGAGGAGTCAGAAAACGTGCTGAAGGCGGAATAATTACACGTCCTGAATTTGCTTTTATAGGCGAGGCAGGACGCGAGGCAGTTATCCCGCTTGAAGACCGCGCAAAAGGTTTGTCTTTATGGCTTGAGGCCGGGCGCGAACTCGGTATGCTTCCTGTTAGCACAATCACAAATCAGCGGGAAATTTTTGACAGTCTCATTCATAACTCGGCAGAACGTTCCATTATTCGCAGCATGGCTGAAAACTCAGTGCTTCATGAAATCTCAGACAGAATCATTCCACATGCGACAGGCGGAAATTTCTCGCAGCCTCATATAGGCCTCGTGGCAGAAGCCGGACGGGAGGCTATTATTCCTCTTGAAAGACAGTCACAGGGGACTCAGTTATGGTTTCAGGCTGGGCGTGAGCTTGGATTGCTTCCTGAGAGAAAGACATCTTCAAGCGTAAACACGTTTACTTCGGCCATGATGAATGTGATTAACCCTGAGAGCTTCAACAGTACATATAACAATGCACGGAGTTATAGCTCAATCATGAACACACTGAAATATCCCGCAGAAGCGATAAGCATGAAGCCTGAAATCACAAACTCGCTAAATAAGACGCAGAATATATCAAAGTCTTATGCTGGGAATATGATTCTGATGAACAAAGTCAGCCCTGAAAGCGTAAGCAATGTTGCAACAATGAACACACAGCGCATTTCACAGGTTTACGACTCAATCACGCGGATAGCAAATGCCATGAAGCTACAGTCTAAAAACATCAGGATTAACCGTAACGCTGAGGGCATAAGCAGGATGCAGAAGCGCAATATTTTTCAGTACTACAGCATAAAAAACGCATTTCCGTTGTTGCAGACCCGCGAAATTACGAATAACTTTGCGGGAATGAATGCGCCGGTAATACCTCATGCTATGGGCGGGATTTTCTCGTCTCCTCATATCGGCCTCATTGCTGAAGCCGGGCGCGAAGCTGTTATACCTCTTGACGACAGATCGCGGGGGATTCCTCTGCTCATGGCCGCAGCTAACGAAATCGGGGGCGCGGATTTCATCACTAACCAGCCCTATAGTATGCCTATGCTCATCCAGCAGACGCAGAATCAGACAGCGTTTCAGACGGCAGATAGACAGCCTGATACACGCGGTAACATTGCCGTGAATGTTGATGTGAAACCTGCTGACGTATATATTGACGGTGAAAGAATCGGGCGTATCTCATTCCGATGGAGTGAACGACAGACAATAAGGAACGGGATTGACTCATGAGGACAGAAAACTGGGGCGCGTTAATCGACACAGAAAGCGCAGCAAGAATCACATTCGATATTAACCCCGAAAGTTTCGAGGACAGCAAAAGCACAGAGTTCGCTGAAATTCCGATACCTGGCATGAGCCATCCCAGACTACAGTTCACGAACGGCGCGAACAGAACAGTATCTTTCACTCTGTTTATTCATTATGGCGTTACTGATGATGTTCCTGCGGCTATAAAACTCCTTCAGTCTTGGCTTTACCCGATATATGACGGCGGGCATCTCAAGCAGGCTCCTTCAAGGCTCTTGCTTCTTTTTGGCGATACATGGCCGGATGAGCTTTGGGTTATGCAGTCCTGCAACATTACGCGAAAACGTTTTGACAAGGAGCTTAACTGCATTTTCGCTGAAGCCTCCGTTGAACTCGCTGAATACATCGACAACAGCAGGGACGCAAACGAGGTGAGACAATGAGCCGCTATGATTACTCGGTGCTTTACGTTGACGAAAAGAACGGCGACTTTTACGGCACTCGCCAGCCCCTAAAACTTAGGAAGCATGAGTCGGATATGTTTCATGTTGTTACGGACGCTGACTGCCGGAGAATTGATTTGATTGCGTGGAAGTATTACCGCGATGTGAGTCTCTGGTGGATTATTGCCGAGTTCAACAGCATTAGCAATCCTCTTGAAATCCCTGTAGGAACAACCCTGAGAATACCGACATACGAGCGAATACAAATGAAGGTGTTAGCATGATAGAGACTTACGCGCCGACATTCATTGTTGAGATTGGCGGGCAAAAGCTCCCGGAAGATATTTCGGCTCATATTGAGAGCTTCACTTACGAGGAAAGCGAAAAGCAGATGGATGAGCTTAAACTCACTATCACTAAGGGCGATTTGTCCTATGTTGACAACCCATTATTACAGGAAGGCAAAGAGATTCGAGTCCGATGGGGCTATGTCGGGAATCTCTCGGAGGTCAGAACCTGCACCATCAAGGAAATAGATTATTCATTCGGTGAGGACGGCCTAATACGCATGGAGATTACAGCCTACGATAAACGACATAGACTCACAGGCCGAGCTTCCCGCCAGTGCTGGAAGGATAAGAAACTTTCCGAAATTGTGAGGGACATTGCCTCAAAGCATAACTTCAGGGCAGTGATTGAGGTTGAAGACGATATGCAGTATGACTTTCTCAGTGAGGGCGCAAAGAATGATTTAGTCTTTCTCAAAGAGCTTGCAGAAGATGCGGGCTGTTCTGTCTGGGTCGTCAATGATGAGCTTTACTTCAAGCCCAACAAGATTAACGAGCCTGTTTACAGCTTCAGATACCGTGAAGACCGTGAAGGCTATTTGCAGTCGTTCAGAATCTCAAGCAAGGCCGAAAAGGGAAAAGGCACAGGGCGTAAAACTGAAGTGTCAGGAATTAACCCGATGACCAAAGAATTAATCAGTGAGTCAGCGACTCAGGGAGGCAGTGAAAATGGCGGAAGTTAATTTAGGCAATGGCGAAATTTCCGCAAAGCGCAGAGAAAATGAAACTCCGTTAAAATCCCGCTCAGATGAAACCGGGCGTGTAATATCCTCACCTGCTCACACGAAATCACATGCTAGGCACATAGCAAAAGGCAAAGTCGTAACCTCGTCAATGAAATCTATTGAGGCTGAAGCTGTAACGATAGGGCTTCCGTATCTCAAAGCGCGTGAGACGGTATTAATTGAGGGTATCGGCAAGAAATTTTCAGGGAGCTGGCGAATAACAAAGGTACGTCATGAGATTTCTAACAGCGGTTACACATGCACAATGACACTCAGCAAGAACGACCACGAGAGCAGCTCATCAAGCCGCAAATCCGGCCAAGCTCCGAAGAAATCAGCAGGAACAGGAAAGAATAACGGCACGACACCAGCGGGCAAAGGCAAGTCAGGAACATCAAAGCCCAAAACGGTAAAGATAGATATGAAAACAGGACAGGTGATTGAATGAGTGAGTTCGGCGGACTTCTGCGCGGAATTGTGGCAGACAACAACGACCCCAAGAAACTCGGACGGCTGAAGATTCGTATTCAGTCAGCATACGGCGACCAGCCTGTCGACAATCTGCCCTGGGCATGGCCGTGTTTCGGTTATGGCGGTGCTTCAGGCATGTGCATGTTCGCAGTGCCGGAAGTCGGCGCGGGGGTCTGGGTTATGTTCCAGAACAAAGACGGTCAGCCTGATACTACATATCCTGTGTGGATTGGAGTCTGGCAGTCAGAGAAGGAAGCTCCCGAAGAGGCAGCGGGGGAAGCTGAAGACGCTCATCACTACAAAACAATAAAGACAACGAGCGGGCATAATGTAGTGTTTTGCGATAAGCCGGGAGAAGAATTTGTTGAAGTCAAAGATAAAGACGGAAATTTTTTGAGAATGGATGATAAAAATGAGAGTGTTGAAATTCGCGATAAAAATGGCTGCTACATGCTTATGAAGGATGGCAATATTGATATTCATGCTAAAGGGAACATTACAGTAACGACTGACGGGGGGATAACATGCAGTGCGAACGAGGCAATGACACTCAGCGCAAGTAGTGATATGGCTTTAAGCTCAAGCGCGGATATAGCTTTAGGTGCGTCAGGGGATTTAGGGTTAGACGCTGGCGGAGGACTCAATTTCGGGGGAGTCGGCGATGCTGTCATAAAGTCACAGGGGGCTTTGAGGTATATTGCTCCGAGAATTGAATTGAATTAGGAGGGCTGAATATGCGGTATGAAATGACAAAGGGACAAGCTGAACACATGATAGAGCTTGTTGAACGTTGCGAATCTGAAGAGGCAAAGGCTCTTGGAATAAAAGTTATTGGAGTTAATATTGGGGACGGCAAATTTTACGACAAGGGAATTCTTTATCGAATCCGGGATAAAGGCGGATTCGTCAAGCACACAGAGCCTTTGATTATGGAGGATCATATTGTCGTAGTACCGAATAACGGACTCTGTTACTTCCCTGATAACAGTTATATGGGGATGGTTAAAGCAACAGCCCGCGAAAGCAGGAATCTTCATGCCCGGCGTAGCTAGATTAGGCGATAAATGCACGGGGCATTCATGCTTCCCGCCGAGAAACAGCAATCAGGGAAGCCCGAATGTTTACGTCAACGGCAGACCAGCACACCGACAGGGGGACTCATGGGAAGTTCATTGCTGCACACATCCTGAAGTCCCGCACGGATGCCACAGCTCCAATCTTGCGGCAGGAAGTTCGACAGTTTATGTCAACGGAAGGCAGTTAGGCAGAATCGGCGACCCTGTTTCTTGCGGCTCTACTGTAGCAACAGGAAGCGGAAATGTTTTCGCGGGAGGGTAAATCATGAACGATGTTCAGGAACGCATAGAATATTACAAACAAAAGAAAGAAACGCAGATTAATCACCCTGACTACTACAATCACGGAATAGAAGTTATTGACTTCATAGACAGCCACAACCTGAATTTCTCACGCGGCAATGCTGTGAAATACATCGTAAGGGCAGGGCTTAAAGACGGCGAAACAGAGCAGGAAGCATTAGAGAAGGCCGTCTGGTATTTGAAGCGCGAAATTGACAGGCTCAATGATGAGGAGATGTTCAATGATAAGGAAATAATAGAGAAAATCTTCACAGATACTATACAGGAGATAATATTTTGATTGGCTCATTCGGAGAAATTGTCTTTGAGGTTTCAGCAGAGTGGATACGAACATTTAGGGACTTTCAGATTCAGCACAGCGCGAAATACACAGAACACGCCATACATGGGCGCAAAGGACTCTTAGAGTTCACCGGGCTGTCAGCGTCAACAGCAAGCCTCAATATCAGACTTGACGCAGGACTAGGCATTAATCCCAAAGAGGAGCTGAAAACACTTCGTGAGATTCTCGCAAAACACGAGGCATTACCGTTCATTCTTGACGGTGAACCGCAGGGCGATGGACTCTGGGTACTCGAAAGCATCGGCGAGAATTACGAGATCATAGACAATCACGGCACGGCTATAGCTGTAGAAGTCTCAATCAAGCTGAAAGAATACATAGAGGTGTCAGCCAATGGAGATTGATATATTGACGGCCTCATCGGAGGAGATAAATTTTGCGCCCGCAACTGAAGCAGAAGAAATCGCGCAGAATGTCAGAACGATTATCAGCACACCGAAATACAGCGTTCCTATGGACAGATTATTCGGAGTTGACACAGAAATTATTGACCGCCCTACACCAAAGGCAATGGCGCAAATTCAGGCGGAAATCATACAGGCCATACGGAAATATGAGCCTCGCTGCAAGGTGAAAAAAGTAACATTTGAAGGCAATGAAGACGGAAAATTAGCGGTGAAAGTGAGGGTTGAAATTGGCGAAAAGTGATTTATTTCCGGGACTTGAAGACATAATATTTGCGGAAAAGTCAGCGGACGAAACAGAACAGGAAGTCATTACATTCTACGAGACATTATCAGGAAGAAGCCTCGCCAAAGGAGACCCTATACGGCTGTTTTTGGAGACGCTCATACTGATAATCATTCATCAGCGGAGTCTGATTGATTACGCGGCGAAACAGAATCTTCTTGCCTATGCTGAGGGTGATTACCTTGACCATATAGGCGCGTTGCTTGAGGTTATGAGGCTTGAAGCGTCCCATGCAATGACAACCCTGAAATTCACGCTGTCAGAAGCACAGTCAACAGTCGTAACAATCCCGAAAGGAATCAGAGTATCACCCGGCGGAGGAAATATACTTTTTGAAACTCTTCAAGCTGTAGAAGTGCCGATCGGTGAACGTGAAGCTACC